ACCACCCACGAATACCGATTCCACCGTGCCGGTATCGCTGTAGTCGCCGCTCAAGAGGTCATACTGGTCTGGGCCAATGATCGCCAACGGGTTCTCGTTGGTCTGGTCGTAGAAGCTATACCAGCTCCCCACGCCGCTCGAGATCGGCTTATAGGTTCTCGTCCCCGCACTGGAAGAGAAGGCTGCCGTAGCGCCGCTGGTGCCGCCCGTGAGGGTCTCCGAGGCGGTGAATGACCCGGAGGGGCTGTATACGTAGATCTCTTTGGGAGAGGCGCTGTAACCGTCTACGGTGGCCGTCTTGCTGCTGGTGCCGCCCGTGATGGTCTCGCCACTGACAAACGTCCCCGAGCCGCCCGTGACCGTCAGCGTGTTGGTCGTCACAAAGGTGGTCGTCCTATCCAACCACCACCAATCGACCAACGCCGAGACCTCGACGGCGGTGAGGTTGATGTAGTTGCGGGCCTCGTCCTTGAAATCGGTGTTGGTCGTATCCAACCCCACGCGGTTGAGGACCATCGTAATTGCTTCGCCTAATGTCATATTATATCTGCTTTGCTTCGCTTACCATTTATATCATATCCGCCCAACTGCCATTTTCGTAGGCTTGCATCTTGTTGGTCGTCGTATTGTAGATGACCATGCCGTTCGCTGCCGTCAGGGCGTTGCGCTCGGTAGTGGTCAGGTTAGCCACCCGCAGCGTCGAGCCGATAGCCAGGGTCTCGATGTCGGCGGCGCCTAAGAGGGCCGTCTGACCAAAGAAGTTAGCGGCGTTCTGCTGCCCTTGGGTGGTCTCGTCCCTGCGCGGGACGTTCTCCTGCAAGAACGAGTGACCCAGGTTCATACGTTTATGCCGGCGTCCCCCACCGTGAAAGAATCGGCAGCGATGTCGAACCGTACGTTGCCGTCGATCCGCTTGCCCGCGGCCCTCATATCCAGGAAGTACTTGTATTCTTCGGTCTTGACCGGCTTGCCGTCTGCATCGAGCTGCGCCAGCTCGAGGTTGTCGGTCTTGCCCCCCTCTTCGTCGGCGGCGAGAAACTTGGTGATGTAGCTGGGTGGGTTATGCACCACCTCGGGGCCATGCTCTACCTCTACCCCTCCGTAGACGCGCAGGGCGGCCTCGGACTTATAGTCGCGCGTATGCTCACCGCTGGGCGCCACCGCCCCCGCCGGTATGTTGAGCATCTCACGCAAGTGGGGATCCTGACCGAACACGTCCGCCACGGCGCGGGCGATAGCCGGGTCTTCTTTGATGGCCTGGCGCACCGCCTCCTTGAAAGCCGGGTCTGTGTGATCCGCCGCGGCGGCATGGGCTTTGGACGCCTTCTTGCGCGGCGCAGGGGCTACATCTATCAGCGGCTTGAGGGTGGACGCCTCCTGCGCGTTCTCGAGAGCCTCCACCGCTGCGGCATCGGGTTCGCCCTTGGACGTGCCGTGGGGCTGGCCCATAGCGTCATACTGCGATGTCTTCTTTGCCAATGGTTCTCTCCAATTACGGATGTGGGCAGTATCCGGGGATAGGTGACCCCATCCCCGGATACCCCCTGGTTAGTTGCTCTCGTTACCGCTTACCGCTGCTAATTATCAAGCCCGTTTGATACGGACGGACGATTAAGCTGGAACTCAGCCAACCCGCTTGATGGTGTATCTATAGCAGATACTGGCACGGCGCCCAAAACAAAATCGCCGGCCACATCGGCATCATCGAGGCTACCCCCCGTTGCAGTCAAAAACGCATCGCTATCCGTCGCGGCAAACCCCGTCAGCACTTTGCCGGCAGCCTGTCCGCTGATCTGATACCAGCCCCATTGACTTGCAACATTGGCGCTCATAGCAACAGCCACCTGACCAACCGCGTTGGCAACGGCCAGTGCAGTGGTCTGGTTGTCGGCAATCGTCACCCACGAGCCTACCGCCGTTGAGGCAACGCCCGCGAGATAGATAAATTCTCCCGCGCCGTAGCCTGTAGTTGCTTGATCTTCCGCCAGGACAACCATGCCCAACGGGGCCATCTGTGTCGTAGACGTTTCCGCTATTCCCTGGTCAAAAGTCAGGGGGCCGATAATCTTAAAATCAGACATGAGATTACTTACCTTCCTGGCTTATATGCCGGTGATAGCCGTAGCAACGCCCGAGCGCCTACGGTTGTTGGTGGTGAGCTGTACGCCGGCGACCATGTAGGCCAACTGCGCCAACTGGCCATTGCCCTGCAAGGAGACAAAGGGCGTCTTCTTGAAGTTGGCTTGACGCATAACCCGGAGCTTGATTGCATCGGTATCCACCATGTAACTGTGGAGGGACGAACAATCATTATCAGCGACAACATCGGCGCCCATGTACCCTGGGAACTCGGGGCCGTTGATGCCGGTGACGTTCGAGGTCCGCACCTCGCCATACCCCGCCGAAGCCAGCGCCGTGCGATACGCCGCGGCTATCGAGTAGGTAGTGACGATGGCGTTGTTGCGACCACCCTGCTTGCGGCAGTCGTCCATGATCGTGTTCCACGCGACAAGACCGTCGAAGACATTGGTCTCCGTAGCCGTGGTAAACGTCTTGGAGGTGGTATACTTCTGGTTCTGCCAGAAGCTACTGGTAGACGAATTGATGCCGCCTATGGTGCCGGTACCCGCATCGGCAATGATATCCTGGTAGCCCAGCATCGTCTTGCCGGTCTGTGCGCCCAGGAGATCCTCGTTGATAGCCTTGAGGAGGCTGTTGAGGGCGTTGCCGCCCAGCGCCTCAAGGAGATCGAATACCTGCTCCTCGCCGCTGTTCTCCCAGTTGGTGGTATCGTCCAAGACGATAGGCACCGCGTAATAGCGCCGCTTGTAGAAGGCGCTCTCGAAGGGATCTACCGGCGACTTGCTCAACGGGTCATACCCGTCGAACGCCTCGGCGGTGCCGGCGGACGATTCCAGGATGACCTGGATCTCCTTGCCGCCGCCATCCACCATCTGTAATCCGCGCTTGCGATGGAACGCCAGCGCCTTATAAGCCTCGAAGATATTGTCGATAACCTTGCTCTCGACGGTCCTGCGGGTCGAAGACCAACGGCTATCCCATACCTCCGAAGTGGTTTGAGCTGCCATAAATTACTCTTTCTTACCTTTTGATGACGCACCCATCCTACATCGTGGACGCGATCTCTTGCAGGGCTTGCGCCCTGGTGATCGTGCCCCCAGCCTCCGCCAACGTGGGCGACCCCGTCTGTGCCGCCATAGCCCGCTTGGCGCTGTTACGCGCCTGGCGCTGCTGACTGACGGCGTCCTGCTGATCAGCGATGCGGCGCCCCGTAGCGAGACTCATCGCCTCGGCTACGGTGAAGGCTTCGCCGGTGTCGGGGTTCTCCTGCTTGGTCAGCCCCGCCGCGATAGCGCGGTGGCGGGCGTCCCAAGCATCGACCTTGCCGAAGATCGCTTCTGCCGCTTCGATCTGAGCGCGGGCGTTGTTACGCGCCGCCGCGTTCTGCTGCGCCGCGACCTGGCTGACCATACCCATAGTATTGCCGAGCTGATCCAAGTACGGCTTATACGGCTCGAGAGCCGCGGCCACCTGGCGGTCTGCAATCTCTTGCGCCCGCTCCTGTACCAGTTGGTCTACTACGGTGAGACCCCGCGCTTCCTCGGGGCCAAGCTGCGCCGCCAGGGCTTGCACCGGGTCAGGTGCCGCCGGCTGGGACGCCTGGAGTTGGTTGGTGAGCCGGGTCGTCGCCTCTACCTGAACGCGCTGCTGTTCAGCTATCTGCGCCTCCCGCGCCTCCAACGCCCTCCGCTGATCGGCCACGTCCTGCATCTTGCGGGTGTAATCCGCCATACGCAGGGTGCCGCCCTCGTCGTCGGTCTGCTGTTGTGGGGTGGGTGTGTCTTGGTTGGTTGGTGTTGATGGTGCTGCTGCTACTTCACCGTCACCCGCCGCCGGTTGCTCTGCACCCGTAGTCCCGGAATCGAGATCGCCACTGTCCGCATCCATAAAGCCGGCGCCCATCTCGGGCGTAGACTCCGTTGGCGGGGTGTCGCTCGGTTGCTCCGCAGCTACCGCAGAATCGACTGCGATTTCGGTCATAAGTATTACTCCTGTCTTTTGCGAGGCCAGGGGGGTCGCCATCCGCTAAGATTCGCGGCCCCCCGGTAGTGGTGGTTGCTATGCTGCGCTAAAGGGACTCCAATCGTCCCCCGTATCTCTCTCCATGTTTCCCGTAGCCCCCCGGTCTACCCTATCCTGGTCGATCTGGCCGACGATCTCCTCGATGCTGTCGGCCTGGAGGACGCCGCTCCTGTCGCCCTCACGCGCTACCTGGTCGCGCTGGGCGCTCTCGGCGTCCGCCATGATATGATCGTGCTTCTGGCTGGTGCCGGCGTCCTCTAAGCCCCTGTCGCGCCAAACGCGCTCACGGTGAGCGTAGCTGGTATACTCGACGCCCGTCTGGGGGTCGGCAAAGCCCTTGTTGTAGCCGCGCTCGGTAGATGAGAAGTTCCACCGCACCATCGAGTTGAACCCCCCGAAGTGCATCGGCGCCGCCCCCTTGCATTTGGGACATTCGACCTGACGCTGGATGTCGGCCTTGCGCTCGACCATAACGTCCTCGACCAGGTGGTCGCAGGAGGTGCATTTGTAATCGTGGAAGACGGGCATATTTCTTGTCTTTCGCCGTGTTATTTCGTATATTCTATGGGTCTAAAAGGAGCGTATAAATGACCCAAATTAGTGCTATTGGTTCAGCCCACGCAGACCCCGTTCTCGACTATATGATTCGGCACAAGATGGAACTTAGCGCCGATGTGTATCTTGCCTATGCCTATCCTGACGGCGTCCCCGAAGATACCGATTTGCAGCAAATCCTCCCTACCGAACTACTGGAGACGCTGCCGTCTTAGCCCAATCGGGTACTTCTATCCCCCCCGATATTTTTAGTACGGCTTGTTGCAAGTCTTCCAACGGCAATTTTCCGTTTCTATATTGCACGAATAAGTCATTAACAGAATCAACAAAGCCCTCGTTCCGTTTAGCCTCTGGCGAAAACATACCGCGCACACCTTCCCAAGTCACTGATTGCATTTGACGCGGCAACATCCCCCTACCTGACGCCGCCTCTCGGTAGGCGTCAGCGTGTATTGGATAGGTTCCCTGTACGCCTAAAACGGACGAAGACGGGCCACTGCCCAAGTTATGCGCGACCTCACGAGACTTGCCCGACAATGGCCGCAAAAGCGATCCAGCTATAGCGTGAGTGTCCATCGTCACATCACCATACGGGGCATTAGGATCGGCAATGTTGTTGTAAAAGTTACGGACTTTATGCTGTAACCCCATACTGCTACTAATGTTTTCTATAGACGGGTCGTCAATTACGCTAATCGCTTTAGCTATATCAGAAAAAGACCCCCAACCCGCACCAGCATTTTTGCCGTCTTTCGTTTTCTTTATATTTCCAAAATCCCCTTCTGGCGTAACAATCCGGTATCCTCGATCTCGCATCGTTTCATCAAACGCGCGAACCCATAAAGCTCTTTCCACCGGCTCTTGAATATCTTGCAACGACTTACCCCGTATTGCATCGATTGCAGGGCGCCAATCTTTTACCTTCTCACTTTTTGGCTTTTTGTAAAACTTGCGCGTTAAGAACTCTTCCATTTCACTCGTCCACGGCATCCTCTGTTGATTCTTTACCGTGTCAAGCACTCTTTCAGCCAGGTTTACATTTTTAAACCAATCCATTTGGGGCGACAATGCCGCTAATACACCAGACGCCGTTTCCACAATTACGTCATACCGTTGACCAAATTGATTAGCAATTTGGTTTGCTCCATCATACCACTGCATTGACCGTTCGCGGATCTCAGGTGGCATTTGCTCAAAAATAAAGTCGAGGTTGCTTTTATCGTGTTCTTTCATTGCTTCTATGATTTCTTCTGGATCACCTCTTTTTGCCACCTCTTTTTGAATGTTTGGATACTCGGCCATTGTTTCGCTCATCTTAGACACAAGCTCATCATCGCGCCGCATAACATCTGTATCTATTATCAAGTTCTCTTTTATAGGATCTTCTGTCCGTGATTTTGCCGTTGGATAACGCGTACTAATGCGTTGCCCCGGCATATATTCTGCTGTCTTTTTATAATCGACTTCGGTACCCACATCAGACAATAGCCTCCGCGCCTTACCCATCTTACCCATCGGCCCCACCGCCATCCCCAGCGCCGCCAAGACCTTGCCGAACGGCCCCGCCACATCCTCGGGACCAGCCAGCGCCGCAAAGCCCCGCTCCTCCATCTGCTGCCCCATACCCTCACCCATCGCTTGCATCCCGCGGCGCGTCACTCCCATCGCCCCCTCTTCCTGTACCAGATCCGCCAGCGCACTAAGCCCCTCGCGCACTCGCCCGCCGGCCTCGCGCCCCGTCTGCTGGCGCTGCGTCGAGGACTGCATGAGCGGACTCGCCAGATCGACCAGGGCAGGGATGTCTTCCGTAACCCACTTACCTACACCCGCAGGGGTCGCCGCCGCCATCCGCCCCGCCTGAGCTACTCCCTCGGCGCCAAAAAGATCCTCGACAGGCCCCAACGCCCCCTGCTGGAGAGCTTCCGCTACCGCCGACAAAGGCACAGTCCGGTCCTCCTCCTCCTGCTGGAGGTAATCGACCAGTGCGGCCAGTGAGTCGTATCCTACGCCCCGCGCCATATCTTTCTACCCTACCAATTCCTCAAGCATTATTCTACCCTACGAACTCCTCAAGCATTATTCTACCCTACCAATTCCTCAAGCATCTTATAGTCCGCCTCACTCACCATATACACCAC